GGGCCTTGCTGACATGCCGGGCCGCTGTATGGCGGAAACCCAAAACCCACTCAACAAACTGTAAACTAAACGAAAGGTAAAACATGTCATTTCAAGTTGATACCGCGTTGGTCCAAGCTTACAGAGCTAACATTGAGATGGGGCTGCAGCAAAAAGGTTCCAAACTTCGCAAATACGTGCGTAACGAGACTCAGTCTGCTGAGTTCGAGTACTATGACCGTATTGAGTCCGTCGAGGCGGTCGAAGTGACGAATCGTCATGCTGATACCCCGCTTATCTCGACTCCCCATGACAGGCGTCGAGTAGCTCTGCGAGACTTTGATTTCGCGGATTTGGTTGATCGCAAGGACAAAATTCGTATGTTGGCTGATCCAACTTCGAGTTACGTCACGAACGCTGTTTGGGCTCTTGGCCGTAAGTATGACGATCTTCTGATTGAGTCTGCTTCTGCTGTGGCTTATACAGGCAAAACTGGCTCCACCACTGTTTCTCTTCCGGCTGCTAACACCATTGCAGTCGACTATGTTGAGTCCGGTGCTGCTGCTGATTCTAACCTCACCCTCGGTAAGCTCCGTCGCGTGCGCACGTTGCTTCGTCAAGGTGAGGTTGGTGACGAAGAGCCTCTGATCTGGGTCTGTGATCCTGAGCAGATTCAATCGTTGCTTCGGCAGCAGGAGATTGGAAGCAGTGACTACAACAACATCAAGGCGCTTGTCGAAGGTGAAGTTGATCGGTTCATGGGCTTCCACTTTGTGTGGTCCAACAAGCTCACGACTGACGGCAATAACGTGGTGGACAACATCGCGTTTGCTGGCTCCGGTCTTCTGCTTGCTTCTGGCGCGGAGATCATGGTCGATGTCGGTCCCCGGCGAGACAAGCGCAATTCCGTCCAGGTTTACGCCTCGATGAATGCTGGCGCTACTCGCATGTGGGAAGAACGTGTGTACATCGTGAAATGCGATAGTGACCTCTAAGAGAAAGGTAAGCTACTATGGCTGATTACAAATCACAACAGCAGTTGCAGGTTGCCCCACCCAACTACTCGCCTCTCAAGCCCAATGAATTGGGTGGTCGGTTGCGTGTTGCTTGGTGGGAATTCAACACCACCGACGATCCCACGTCTACTATGGTTGAAGACGACGAGGTGATCCTCGCCGTGATCCCCAAGGGTGCTCGCATCCTCGGCATTGAGTGGGCGTGTGAGGCTGGTGGTGCTAACCAAGTGGTTGACGTTGGCATCCGAGGAAACGATGGAACCGGCTACTATAATGAAGCTGGTACTCTCGCCGACGACGATAACTTCTTCACCATCGACGGTGCGGTTGACATCCACGCAGCTGGTGACCCCGGCCTCGCAGCTAACACATTGACGAACAACTATGGCTATGTGACGGACAAAGAAGTCCAGATCACCATGAAGTTCTTCGATGACACAGGCTCGACCGCAGTTGCCGCTGATAAAGACGTCAACGGCCACATCACGTACGTTGTTGACTAAATCACAGGGGGGAGGTTTCCCTCCCCCCTTTCTACCATGCCTGCAGACGTTGAAATTGCAAACAGCGCCTTATCGCTAATTGGCACTTCGAACTTTCTGACTTCGTTGTCAGATGATACGACAGAAGGTCGAGTGTGCTACAGAATGCTTCCTATTTCTAGGAAGTTTGTTTTGCGTAAACATCCGTGGAACTTCGCTGAAGCCAGAGAAACCTTAGCCGCTTTGACTTCAACCCCAGCATTTGGCTACACCAATGAATTTCAATTGCCCGGAGATTGTCTCCGGGTTCTCTCCGTTACGAACGGAGATTTCCCACATAAGATTGTGGGTAAACACGTCCACACAGATGCTTCCAGTATCAACCTACGCTACACTTTCGATGAGACGAATTATGGCAATTGGGACGTGATGGCAGCTGAGGTTTGTGCTGCTCACCTTGCTTTCAAGATCTCTTACACTGTGACAGGTGAACAACAGATTCAACGCGATCTGTTCAACTACTTCACCCAGCTCAAACGTGACGCTGGCTTTGTTGATTCTACTGAAGATCCTGCTCCACAAGTCGAGGCAGACGAATGGCTGGAATCGCGTGAAACTTATCGTGGTGATCGTGGTTTCGTGCGTGACCCCATGACCTAATGCCAAGAGCAGATACACTTCAAACCAACTTCACTACAGGCGAGGTTTCACATAAGATCCGTGGTCGTGTTGACATTAACCAATACTTCAACGGCGCTGAGACGATCGAGAATTTTCAAGTGATGCCACAAGGAGGCTTGCGCAATCGCCCTGGTACTAAGCATCTCTCTGAGGTTCACGATTCATCCAAACGGACTCGCCTGGTTCCTTTCACCTTCTCAGATGAGCAGGCTTACATGCTTGAGTTCGGTGATTACGTCATTAGAATCTATCGTAATGACGCGCTTGTTGAAGTATCAGGCATGCCAATCACCATTGCAACACCGTATACGGAAGACGAGATCTTCGAGCTACAATGGACTCAGTCTGCAGACGTCTTGTATTTGGTGCACAAGAATCATTATCCGAAAAAGCTGAGCAGAACCGCTCACACTATGTGGACGCTGACAAATTATGCGAACACAGATGGTCCGTATTTCGATCTCAACAAAACTGAAATTACGCTACAAATACACACAATCGTAGACTCACGCACCTTGAGTTGGTCTACTGGCACAGCCGCTTTTGTAAGTGGAGATGTTGGCGACTATGTTGAATGGCGCGATGGTGACCAGTGGCGGCTAGGCCAAATCACTTCATACGTTTCAGCCAACGAGGTGGTTGTCGACGAAGTGGACTCATATTTTACACCACCGGATGATATTCAGATCACGTTTACCACTGGCCCACAGCTTGATGCAATACCTAACACGATTATCACTTTTGGCCCTGGGGATGTTGGTAAGTATGCTCGTGACAATTCTGGAAATGATAGCTGGCACCAGATTACTTCCTACATCAGTCAAACTCAGGTTGCTACAACTGCTGCTTTGGCTGCAATTGCTACTCCTCCGACTTACCCAACAGATATTATTATTCCGGGTACGCGGACTATCACAGCTAAGGTAACAGCATCAGACGCTTTGTTTTCCTCAGGAGACGTTGGCCGGCAGCTCAGGTTTGATTACGACGGGACTAAGGTTTGGGGAACTATCACCAATGTGGTTGACTCTACGAATGTGGACGTTACCCTTAACAGCACCCCACCAGTTGATCCAGACCAAACCAACAATCAAATTTACAACCATGGATACACTAAGCTATGGCAGTTAGGCGCATGGTCAGAAACCACAGGCTATCCTCGCACTGTGGTGTTTCATGAGCAGCGCCTTGTGTTTGCTGGTTCTAAAGCGCAGCCCCACACTATTTGGAGTTCTGTTTCTGGGGACTTCGAGAACATGTCTCCAACAGAGGCCGATTCATCTGTTGAGGACGACAATGCGATCAATAAGACCTATGCCGATAACCATATCAGCATCCCAGCGTTTTTATCTTCAGGGCCGGTGTTGCTTCTAGGAACTGACGGAGGGGTGTATCAGATGAAGGCAGCGAGCATCAACGACCCGATGACTCCGGCCAACACAATAATTGCACCACAAACAAATTCCGGGGCTCAGCAAACATTGCCAGCTCAGAAGGTTGGCGTCGCCACTTTGTACGTCCAGAAAGGTGGTAGAAAGCTGCGTGAGCTAACCTACAATTTTGAGATCGATCGTCACGTGGCAGCAAACATCACTGTGTTTGCTGACCATCTGTTTCAAGCAGATCAAGCTGTTGATTTGTGCTACCAAGAAGAACCGTACGGTGTCTTGTGGCTTCTTCGCAATGACGGACAGCTTGTAGGTGCAACTTATGATCGTGAGCAAAAGGTTATCGCTTACCACAGACACATCATTGGCGGCACAAACGCTGTGATTGAATCTATCGCTTCGCTGTATGACACGGCAACGGATGAAGATGCTTTATACATGGTGGTAAAGCGACTGATCAACGGTGCCGAGGTGCGCTATGTAGAGAAGCTCACCAAAAGCATTTACCCATCGTCTGCTACTGACAACCTCAATCTGGCCTTTCTTGACAGCCACTATAAGTATACTGGAACGGCCACCTCTACTATCACAGGGCTATCGCACCTTGAAGGAGAGACAGTGGGAGTTGTTGCTGATGGTGCATACATTGGAGACAAGACTGTCAGTAGTGGTCAAATCACCTTAACTGACACAGCTACAAACGTGTATGTCGGATATACGTACACAGCCCAAGTCGTATCACTGCCAATTGAAGGTGGCTCACAGATTGGTGCTTCATTGTCGAAGAAGAAGAAAGCATCGCAAATCAGCATTAGGGTCGAAGATACGACAGGATTGACATACGGCGTGCTGGGCTCCACCGAATCCCTGGTTGACTTTCGCTCGGCTGGTGCTCCCATGGATGAAGTCCCGCCGATGAGATCTACCGATGTCAAGAAAACGATTCAAGGCGGTTGGGAGCCAGATACTCGCTGGGTCATTAAACAGACGCAACCATATCCGTTAAATATCGTGGCAGTGTTAACGGAAGTAACAACTGGACATGGATGATCAGGGAGCTAACAACTTCAGATTTGTGCGAGTTAGTCAGCCATTCTAACTTCTGTGATTCAATAATTGCCAACACAGATTACTGGGAACTGCTGGTTAACCACCCGGCTTCAAAGGCTTGGTCTTATTGGGTTAACGACAAATTGATGGCAGCCGGTGGAGCTGTTTCAGTGTGTCCAGGGAATGGTGAGGTTTGGCTGGCGATAACTGACACGTTGATGAAAAAGCCTAAACGGTTGTTAGTTGAGGTTCGTAAGATGATCGAGCATCTGAAGACCTGTGGCTTGTACCACAGATTGCAGATGGTGATTGCTCCCACAGATAAGCTTAAATCGTGGGCAGAACACCTAGGATTTTCAAGCGAGGGGTTGATGAAAAAATATTCCCCGGATCAACAAGACATGATAAGATATGGATTAGTATGGGATTAGAAACAGCAACCATCTTAGGTATCTCAGCGGCGGTATCAGCCATTGGTACTGGCGTTGCAGCATATGGATCCATCGCCTCGAGTAAGGCGGCTGCAGACGCAGCTGACTATGAGGCGCAAGTGGCTGAAAACAATGCCAAAGCACAGGCGCAGCAAGCTCAAATAGACGCTGATCGACTTCGTCGTAGAAATAGAAGATTGCGTGGTAAGCAAACAACAGCTGCACTAAAATCAGGTTTTACTATCTCAGGTTCAGTTCAGGACATCATTCGGGACTCTGGTATTGAAGGTGAGAAAGACGTTCTAGCACGTTTGTACACCGGATCTGTTGGCGCTAATAGGTCAAAGCAACAAGCTAATCTATCTCGCTTCAGCGCCAAGAATCTGAAAACATCTGGCTATGTTCAAGCTGGCGGCTCTGTTCTATCTGGAGCAGGTTCTGTGCTAGGAACTTACGGACGAATTAAGAATCCCTCATTTGGAAGTTAACATGCCAATCATTCCACAACAGCAATCTAAC